GCCATATTTCCTCCTTATGTGTTATGGGTTATTAGCTTCTAGTGTTGTTATTCTAGCTTCTAATTCTTGAATTGTTTTAACCAGTAAAGGTACTAATTTAGATTGGTCAATGTTTTGATATTTAGGATTACCATCAGCATCTACATCATCTTTAGTTCCATGTATTGCTTCTGGTACTACAGAAGATACTTCATGTGCAATAAATCCATCAAGTGTTGTATCTGCATCAGATATGAAATTAAATCTTTTTGGTTGTAATTGTTTTAGTCTTTCAGTTGCATTATTTAAATCAACTACGTTTTCTTTCAATCTATAATCAGATGAAGTTCCATAAGTTGTTGTTGAGCCATTTGTAGTAATACTTCCAACTTGACCACTACCTAAAAATTGAACTAATACACCAGAGTTGGGTCTTTTAATAATAGATGCTTCATGTCCAGAATCTGTAGAAGTTGTTTCTATAAATGCTCCTACTACTGCACCAGTACCACCAACTGCTGATAGTCTATAACTTGAACTTGGAGAAGTTGTACCAATTCCAACAACTCCATCATGGCTGATACGAACAGCTTCTGCAACACTAGAATTATCTCCAGTTATAAATGCTAAACCAGTTTTATCGCTAGTACCAGTATCTACAGCATTAATTGAAGCAAAAACTCCATTAGTTCCAACAGACCAACCTATATTTCTTCCATAATCGCCAGTTCCTTGTGGTGCTTCTAATATTAATTGATAATCTGAAGGTGTTGTTGATATAGTTGAACTGTCACCAGAACCAGAACCTAAATCAAGTTTTGCTCTAGGCGATGAAGTTCCGATACCTACATTTCCAGAATTTTTAAATACTGCTACTGGTGAAAAAGTATCGTTACTTGCATCAGCATCAGTGCCACCAACAGAAATTTCTAATGCTTGGTCAACATTTTCTTGAACTGCAATTTGCCAATTATGTTTTGATGAGCTAGTTGTTTCAAAAGTTATTTCTGGTGAACTATCTTCTATAAATACATTTCCTTTAATATGAAGATTATCATCTGGAGAACTTGTATTAATACCAATTTTTCCAGATGAGGTGATACGCATACGTTCTGTAGCATTTCCAGAAGTTCCTCTAGTTCCAAAAATTAAAGAATGATTAAAATTTGAAGTATAATTACCTTCTGCTTGAACAAAAGCACCTAAATAATCTGTATTTCCACTTAAACTTGAAAAACCAATTCCAAAAACTTCATTTACTGTGCCAATGTCGTTATTAGTTAATTTAATAAAATTAGAACTATCTGCTGTTGGGTCTGTGCCAACTGTACTTTCTAATATATTAACTCTTGCACTTGGCGATGTAGTTCCGATACCAATTTTTCCGTCATTTAGAATTGTAACAACTGAATCTGATACTGTTGCATTGCTATCGTTAGCTGTACTATTTTGTACTATATGTAATTTACCTCTTGCAAAAGTTGTCCCATCATCTTCTAAAATCATACCAGTTTTAAAAAATCCAGGATTTGAAGCGGAAGTTTTAAATAAAATTCCTGATGTATCTCCAACATTTCCAGTATTTTCTTCTACATATATAAAAGCACTATCAGTATCCGAGACTGTAAGTTTAGCAGGTACAGTTGAAGTTCCAATACCAACATTACCAGTTGAATGAACTACTCTCATTCTTTCTGTAGCACTTGTGCCAGTATTAAAAGTTAAATCTGCATTTTGAAAATTAATTAATTGAACTCTGTTATCTCCTTGTACTGCAAACGCACCATGTAATGTTGAGCCTTTTGCTAATTCATAACCTGCATTATTTGTACCAGATAAAGTGACAGCATTATTAAATGAATTTAAGTTTGGAGATGTAATTCCAATACCAACGTCTCCAGATGAATCGATACGCATAGCTTCAGTTGAACCATTGACTTGAAAAAACATTTGACCAGTACCACCAGTATTGGCTCTAAAACCAAAATCTCCACTACTTGTCATTCTTACTTGACCAATGTTTCCATCATTGTTATCAAAATTTATAAATGGATTATTTGCATCTGCTGTATTTGTATCAATATGAAGAGGTGCACTTGGCGATGAAGTTCCAATACCCACCAACCCTGCCGATGAAATACGCATACTTTCTGAATTAGCTGTTGAGCTGAAAAAACGAAAAGCATCACTTGAGGCTTCATTTCCAACAAACCATTTACTTGAATCATTTTCTTTAAATTCTACGTTTGCATTACGATTAGATGCAGAGTCTATTTCTAATGCCATATTAGAATTAGCAGTTGAACGTATTCTAGCTGGTACACTATCAGAAGAAATTACATCTAATAGATGTTCTGGTGAAGTAGTTCCGATACCAACTCTTTCTGAGCTGTCTATAGTTATAGCAACCGATGTTGCATTGTCATCGATCCCTGCTGAAGTAAATCCAGTAACCGAACCTGCGATAGCTAATGTAGCTCCACTAGGTATAGAAAAGGTGTCACCACTGTCACCTAACGTGACAGTAGTGCCTGATCTTGGACTGAGTTTATTTACTTTTACTTCACTCATTTAGATTCAGTCTTAACCTCTTCTTCCTTCATTTCTTCAGGTAGATGTTGTTTTAATATATCTAAGTAATGTTTTAACAAGATATCGTTATGGCTAAATCTAACCTTTAACTGATTTTGATCTTGGTTTATTACTTGGATATTATTCAACGCAACTTTACCTTCATCAGAAAGTTTAGTTTCATCGTACTTTTTATCGTCTATAGTTATCATATTTTCTCCTTAAAATTACTATATACTATCTTGTTCAGCTTTGAAAGTTTCATAGTCAGCTTTTACTTTATCTGTCCAGACTACATTACATATACCTTGAATATCCGCATGTTCATTAGATATATCTGCATCTGGCATCAAAGAATGTCTATGATACTGTCTTGATAATTCGTTGCCATCTTCAATAATTACAGTATCCGTTCTTACTTGAACGCATTTGTATTTTCCGACCACTTCGATTTTACCAATCTGTGTCTCTTTAGTTATTGCCATTGTTTTCTCCTTTGTTATTAAAATTAACTATCTGTTCTATAATAACCAGCTCCGTATAATATTGTTGGATTTAAGTTTGACCAATCACTAGCATCGAGTGTAGTTAAATTATTACTACTTCCTGTACCTGTTGAATTTTTAATTCTAACTTTAAAAGTTGTAGCATTTTGATCTGGTATAATTACTGCTGATTCTATTCCTAAATCAATTCTTGAACCTGCTGCTAATCCTATTGCTCCTCTTCCTGCTTGTGCAGTAAACGGAAATGCACTAAATGTAATATCTCCACTTCCACCAGAAAAACCAGATGTTTCAATATAAAATTCATAATAAACTACGTTACCTATTTTAGTATATTTACCAGCCCGTTCAGCATAGGTAACAGAAAGAGTGCCTCCTGCTGTAGCTATATCCGGTGTCCAAGTTCCTTCTTCGTAATCGTCTAATTTGTTTGCTGAACCTGTGCCACCAAGAAATGCACCACCGGATAAATAGATGTCTTTAAATCTTGTTGCACTTCTTCCTAAATCTATGCCTGCATCTCTTGCATTATTATCTGTTTGCCAAGGTAAAATAGAACTTATATTATCTGCAAATAAAACAGCAGTATTACCATCTCCTATACCTGATTGTATTCCACCAGAAGAAAATACTATACCAACTGTTGAATTATCTTTTCTAAATTCTAATATTGTTCCATCAGATGTTTTTCTATCTAGGAACATACAAACATTACCATCTCTTCTAGAAACTATTGTTCCTGTTCCTTCTAATTCTAATCCAGTGTTAGTAGCTGTAGTATCAGTTCTTCCTATTAATAAAGTTCCTGATGTATTAAAAGTTAATCTTGTTGCTGAAGCTGTGTAATCAAATAAACCAAATTCTCCACTTGTTGGTGTAAAGAAACCATAAGTTCTACCACCACCAGTATTCTGTAATAATAATCTTGCTGAACCACTGTCTGCAATTTGTAAAGTTTTTGCAGTTCCACCTTGTACTGATGTAGTTCCTACCATTAAATTTCCAGAACTATCAATCCTAGCTTTCTCTGAACCATCAACGCTGAATGTTATATTTGTTCCAGATAAAGTATTATTGTTATCTGCTTTTAATTGTAACCAACCTGCATTAGCATCTATTCTTGCAACAGCATCACTATCGCCAGTATCAACAGTTTGAATTATTGGATCTGTTGTACGTATGTCTAAAATTTTACCTGGCGATGAAGTTCCAATACCAACTTTTCCGTCTGATGTAATTCTAAATTTTTCGCTATTATTTGTTGCAATTCTAAAATCTGCATCTTCAAATAAATATAATTGACCTACTGTACCATTAAAACCAACTCTAAATCCATCACCAACTGCAGTCCCAGTCCCGCTTGTGTAAAAATTCATTTGAGAATTTGAACTGTCAAAAATATTTAGTTTTTGATTAGCAGCAGTAGTTCCGATACTAACTTTTCCGTCTGATGCAATACGCATGACCTCTGCATTTCCTGTTCTTCCATTACCAGAACGACTAGCAGTTTCAAATTTTAAATTTCCATCATCATAAGTTAAACTAAATAAACCATTACCAGATGATTCAAATCCTGTGTCTTCAAAAAATAATGAAGAAGAAGCTGAACCAGAAACTGTTAAATTATTAGAAGAAATATTTATTGGAGATGCAGTTCCGACACCGACATTACCAGACGAATCAACACGAACACGTTCTGTATTATTAGTTTGAAATGTTAAAGAACTATTTTTAACTTGATTAATACGCATTAATCCAGCAGATGAGAAATTGATACTTCCCATAGCACCAGAGCCATCTCTAAGTGATATTGATGGTGTGGCATTAACTCCATGAGAACCACCATCTTGAATAATTAATGTAGGCTCTGAACTAAATAAATGAAGTGTACTTAATGGACTCGCTACACCAATACCAACTCTGTCATTTGAACTATCAACTTTTAATGTGCTTGTATCAACTGTTAAATCTCCTGAGAAAGTTCCTGTTCCTGTAATATTTATATTTCCTGTGCCTGTAATATTGTTTGAGTTTAAATCTAAATTCCCACCAAGTTGAGGCGTGGTATCCGTTACAATATCAAAGCCTGTAACTACACTATCTATAAAATTTACTGTGTTTGCAGATGTATCTATTGTTGCAAAAGTTATATCGTCTGAGCCATCAAAAAATTTAATTGTTAAAGAGTTTGAACCAGCATTTGTTGTGTCTAACCAAAGTGTTCCTGTTGTTGCACTAGCTGGTCTTGATGTTCCTGAGTGCATAGAATTTAAAGCACTAAAACTATCATTCATAGTAGTTCTGAATGTACTAAATGCTTGGTTATTAATTGTTATTTGTGAAACTTGTGCCATATTATGTAATGATTTTACCTACTCCTTTTGCAAAAAAATCAAATGTTCTGTCTATACTTGTACCAGACGAATTAAAAAATTCAATAGTAAAGCCAGATGCAGTTTTATTAGTTATCAAAAATCTGTCGCCTGATGCCATATTTTGACCAGAAATATTTAATGATGGGCTTGATGCAAAAGCTGAATTATAGGTTACAGCTTTACCACCTGTACCACTAGATATATCTGCACCAGATTCAGTTCTTTCTTCTAAACTAGCTGTAATAGATAATTGAGATATTAACTGTCTAGCTTCATTATCTGATGAAGTAAATGAAACTCTAAATTTAAAAAATCTACCAACGTATTCGCCTGAGTTAAAAGAAGTAAAAGCACTATAAGTGACATTATCGTCACTTGTTGCGATCTGTAATATTGCATCACTATTTTGTGTAGCTGTTCCATCAAAAGGGTCTGGTGTTCCAGCGTCTATAAAAGTAGATGAATCTGGTCGTCCTGTATCTATATATTCTGCAACTTGATCTGTTACAATTGAAACATTTGCATCAAACTTAGCTTGTAATTTACCAGAAAAATTTATTTGATTTGCAAAGTCATAAGTCCCAGAACTAGGTACTGTTGTATTAGGATTGCCAAGTGTACCTGATGCTGTAAGCCCTAAATGATTAACTGAATCTATACTTGCTACTTCTACATTTGATTTAGTACCAGAAAATGTAGTGTGTTCATTTATTGTAGTTTGATTAACATAATTAACAGTTGATATACTAGATTTAATAACTGTTTCTACAAGTGATAGATTACCTCTTTTATCTTGGGCTTTAATTAAATAACTACCAGCTTGAAAAGGTACTGTTGCAGATGTACCTGGTCTTGCAATTTTACTTACAATAGTTTTTGATTTTGCCCATAAAGGATTAACAATATTTGGAGTGTATTTTATAATATAATAAGCTAAATCAAGATCACTTACTGCGTCCCAAGAAAGTGTTGCAGAATTACCTACAACATTTATTGAAAAATTTTGAACATTAGCTGGTGGTGCAGATTGACCAACTACTGTATGATTTGTTGAAACAAAGCCTGATCTAACACCAGCAGTATTTACATATCTTGCTCTAATATTATAAGTTGTACCATCTTTAACATTTAAAACTTCAAAAACAGTATTTTTACCAGAACCAACTTGTTTAAAAGTACCACCACCATCTTCGGAAATTTCAACTTCATAATAATCAAAAAATGAATCATCTACAATTGCTAAATCTGACAGAGTGATTGTCATTTTAGTTATAATAACTCCATCATTATATTCAATTATTTCATCAGTAATTACAGGAGTTGCACCTACTGTTTCTGATAAATTTATTGTACTAAATGGGTTCGGTAATGTTGTTGTAGGTGTAGATGAAACTTGTGATTTAGATGCCCAAGTATAATGTGAGTTTTGATGCTCAACTAAATTTAAAGCAATAGTATAATCTTCATTAAATGTAATTGATAAAACTCTAAAATTTTTAGCACTAAATCCAAGTGAGGAGTGTGTGATTGCAACAATATCGCCTATTGCTAAATCGTATGCGTTAAAGTCTGCTGTAATTTGTAATACCAATGCTTCTCTTGATCTTCTTAAAATAATTTCTGCCATTTCTTCTGCTTGGTATGGAGATGTTAATGTAGGAAATTCTCCTCTAAATTCTAATAAAACATTTCCATCTGATATTTTCATTGTTGCATGTCTATCTGCACTTGGTAAACTACTATCGTCTGTAGGTGGAAATTGAACTTCATCTACTTGGAAATTTCTATCTGGATTTATAAAACTTACAATTACCCTATTATATTTAGAATTTTTATCTGGGCTTGATAATACATATCCACCTATGATATTATCCTCTGTCAAAGTTATTGATGCTGTGCCTGTTGTTTCAATAATTAGTTTATATTTACCTTGCGTATAAGGTAGATAACCTCGACAACCTTTTATAAGTTCTCTTAAATTGTCTATAATTTTTCTATTTGTATCTAAAGCATAATTTGTATCAAATATATTTATATCACTTGCACCAGAATAAGGAGTTACCTGTGTTTCACAAATAACTGAGGCATCATAAAAACTTTGTAAATCAATATCAGATGTAGTTAATCCTTTTCCATATCTATCGTTTGTTAAATAATCTAAGATACACCAAGCTGGATTTGTTTTAAAAGATGCAGTTTGTGCAACTAAACTTGAATTATAACTTACAACTTTTTTACCTTTTAATTTAACTTTTACTTGTGGTATTGCACCAAACATATCTTGATTCCATTTAAATTTTAAAGCTAAATAACAAATACCTCTTAATCTATGGTTAGCACCCCAATTAGAAATAAATGTTAATAAACTAGAAGCTATCTGTGAGTCTGTACCAAAAAAAGGTTGAACTCTAATATATGGAACACCATCTTTATAAAAGTTACTATCACTACTTGCAACATCTACCTCAGTTCCATCAGATAAAGAACTAGCCCAAGTTACTAACTTGTCATCTACTAATATTTGTTCAATAGAATTTATTTCTCCCTCACATAAAACTAGAGCCATATATAGGTCAGAATTATTTGTGCCAGAAGTTTCTAAAAATATTCTAGTTCCACCGAGCATTCTTTCGCCATAAATTACTGGGATTGAAGCGTCATTCGATTGTTTGTTAAGTAAAATACCTTTTTCGTAATTATCCATTGGCGTATCGCCAAAAGAAGCATCAAAAGTAGGAAATGATGGAGTAATCCAAGAAACAGCTTTTTGAACTACATTGACAGCAGTTTTAACTACACTTTTTACAGCTTTTTTAATTGACCTTACTACACCACCCATTATCTTTGCCTTGTTATAATTTTTCTAACTTTATCATTTTCTATTCTTAACCATGTAAAGTTTTTGTTTAAATAAATAAATTCTTTAGCTTTATTGATACACCAATAAAAAATGTTTCTTACATTTTCTAAAGCTATCAAAAATACAAATACAAGATTGTTTCCACTATTCCATTCTGATAATTCAATAATTCCTGTTGTTTTAAATTTTTCTAAATTACTATCTGATAAAAAAGCCCAATTAGTAAAACCTATTAGCTTTTTGTCTTTATAATGTTTTTTATATTGATTTAAATTTATACTTGGTTCTAAATAGGTTTCTAAATCTTTATCTGTTAAATGATTATAATGATTATAGTTTCTGTATAATGAAATAATATCTTGCATTATTTTCTACCCCATTTAATATCTTGTACCATTTCTGATGAGAAATCCATTCCTACATCTCCTGTGAAAAATCTTTGCTGTGATGTGTTGTTAGTTTTACGACCAGATTTTTTGTCAAAGTCTGCCCAATGAGATACTATTTTTAAATTTAATAAACTTTCCTTTTTAGTTTCGTTTATATCAAAACCATCTATTGTACCTTTATAAAGAAGTATTGGGTCAGCAATAAGAGCATTTGAACTATCTAATATTCCTCTGTGGATAGTTACAGAGTCATTCATTACATTCTCATTTAAAACTACTGAAATAAAAGTTGTATTAGCACCAGATAATGTAAGGTTTAATGTACCCTTTGTTATATCTGTTTGTTCGTCAAAACCAGATATATCTAAAATAAAATCACTTGCAGTATATGTAAATGTAGAACCAGAAACAGAAGAAGTTAAGGGAAAAGAGCAATCAGTAATATTTACAGGGGTAGAAAAACCAATAGTTATAAGGTGTACAGGTCTAATATCATTTGTTGCTAGTTGGTTCTTTACTGCTGTCGTTAAGTTTCTCGTCATGTTCCTCGTAGGTTGTTCTAATTATGTTCTCCGACCCTTTTAACATAATAAAATTAAATTTGCTATCAGGTTTCTTGAAGTCTTTAAGATCGTTTGTATTTGTATTTATTTGATCTTCTGTAACAATAGCCTCTGCAACAAACTCAGCACTAATTAAATGCGTAATTTTATATTTTTTCATTAAAGTGCTTCTTCTACATCTAATTCAAACTGATATAATAAATCTCCATCTTTTGTTGCACCAACAGAACCAAACTCTTGAACATTGCTAGTTAAGTAAACTGTAAACGGAACATTGTCATAAGTAACAACTTCATTATCTGCCAAAGTATTAATTAAAGGTGGTTCTATTGTTAGTGTAGAAGCGTTACCACTTGGAGAAACATCTGCAACAATCATATATACTTTTGAATGATTAGCGAACTTAATAAAATCTCCACTTTTAAAAGCATTAGGATTATTGTTTTGGTGTCCGTCTATTGATATTGAAGTTGCACCAACTGAATGAGAACCAACAACTTGTATAGTTCCTGTTTCATTACCTCTAGCGTTTTTTACTTCTGGTGGAATTATTGTAAAGTTTTCTTTGCCTGATCTTTGTTTTACAATAAAAGCCATTAACTCTCCATAAACATCATTTCTTTTTGCTGTTATAATTTTAGCAGTGAAACCAAACCTTTGACCATCTATTTGTCTTGCTAATTTTTTACCACTATCTGTTAATGAAAGAATTGTATCTTGTGTTGATTTAATTCCCATAGTTGAAAATTTGGCATTTGATATTGGAAACGCACCTGACATTATATTACTGACCCTCTACCTTGTTCATTTACAGATTGATTAATTAATGATGATATAGTTCCTCTTGATCTAAATAGCAATTCTTCAAAACCAGAAGCGTCAACTGTGTTAATATTAAAATTAACTGTTGTTGCACCACCACCTGTACCTCTTGCTGATTGTGTGATTTGTCCTGTTTGATTAGGTACAAATAATTCAGGACCTTGTTCTCCAACTATAATCGGTTGACCTTTTGATACAGCACCACCTTTTGCAAATCCAAAAAAACCACCACCACCACCCATAGCCATAAGAATAGCTTGAAGTGCAATTTGTCTTTTTAATGATGATTCTTGTGCTTTCATTTCATTTAATTTCTTTTTTTGTAATGCTATATCAATTAACATTCTTGCAGTAAGTTCAATAAAGTGTGCTAATAAATTTACTAATACTTGTTGTACTATTTTTTTAAATGTTTCAGCTAAATTTTTTCCAAGTATAACTGATTCAGCTATTGATTTTGATACTTTTTTAAGACCCTCATTCATACTTCTAGCAATTATTTCTCCAATATCAAAAAATTTATTTCTCATTTCTTCTAATACTGTTTCATTTACATCTGTTATTACTTGTTTAAAGATTTTACCTTGTAATATTATTTTATCCATGAAAGTTGATTTAGGTATTTTTTTTGTAATTGTCATTCCCTCGTGTATTTTACCACCAGGTATTTCAGGGAATTTTCTTTCATTTTCTAATAAACCTATTTCTCTTAATTTTGCAACTATCTTATCTAATTGTGAAAGTAATAAAGATGCACCACCAATAATTATATTAGCTTTTGTTGCCATGTTAAATCTTCTCATAGCAACTGTTGCAACACCAATAGCAGAAGCAAGATTAAGAAAGAAGTTAATAAGTTTAAATGCAATTAAAATTTTTAATGAAGTAATAATTAACTCTAAATTATCTTTAAGAAATTTTAATGTACTTGCTGTGACTTGTATTGCTGTACTTAAACCAGCACCAATCATAGCACCAAATTCTGCTATTTCTTTTCTATTAAGTTCAACAGTTTTTTTTAAATCTCCAAGATTATCTTTTAATGCACCAAAAAATCCTTGTGCGACTTCTACTTGAAAAATAAAGAAAGCATCTTTTAAGTTAGTGATAGTTCCAAATAATGTTTGTGATAAATCATCAATTAAATTTCCAAACTCTCCACCTGTACCAAATGCGTTTTTTAATCCTAATATTGATTCTTTAGTATTTACTCTAACACCCTCTTTAAAACCAGCCATAGCTTTAACACCTCTTTCTCTAAAGAGTTCAGCTGATGATATACCAGCACTAAATGATCTTTGAATTTGTAATGAAGCTAAAGCAAAATCCCCACCAAGAATGGTTGCTGTATTACCTGTAATTTTTAAAAGTTCTTCAAATGATACACCAGATTCTTCTGCTGTTTTTCTAACTGTAGCAAGTGCAGTTATACCTTGTTGAATATTTTTAAGTTCAAATGGTGTGCCTGATGCAAAATCAGTAACTTCTTTTAATGCTTTTTTACCCTCTTTTGCTGAACCAAATAAAGCATTTAATTGAACTTCAAGATTTTCTATTTGTATTCCAGCATTTACAAAGCCTTTAATAACAAGACCAGCACCCAAACCTATAAAAGCATTTCTTAAATTAAATACTGATCTTTTAACTCTTTCTAAGCTAGTTTGGACATTATTTAAAGCTTGTTTGGATTTATCTTTTGCTACAATATCTATATTAAGTCTTTGATTTGCCATTATTAAAATTTCCTTGCTTCTGCTAGTGATTGTTTTGTTTTATACTGTTCTTCTTCTTTTTTCAAGTATGCTAACCACAAATGATAATGGCTAACAGGCATATCAAGAACTTCTTGTATTGTTATGTGTAGTCTGTCTGCAACAATTAAAAGCGACCTTATTTCAGGGTCGCTATTTACTTTTTTTCGGCTTCCTCAAATGAGGTATCTAAAAGAATTTTATTGGCTACTTCGGATATGACATTTGAATCTGCTTTTTTTCTTAATGCAAATTTATCTTCTGGGCTAAAGGCTTTTATCATTTCGCCTTTATCATTTTTAACTTGCAACTTCATTATAAGCAAATCAACAAGAACAGTTAAGTCTTGAAAATTGTTAGACTTCTTAAAGATAATGTTTTTTTCTTCAAGGGTTAATGGTTCAGAATAGAATACACTAGCTTTACCATGCTCGTCTTTCCACTCCTCAACTTCAATAGTAATAGTTTTAAGAGTTTCAAAATGAGATTTAACTCTATCAATAACTGACATAAATTAGGATTATACAGTACCTATAGTTAAAGCACCTGTTCCTTGAAAAGTTACAGTTCTTGAAATAATTGCGTCCATTGAGTTATTAACTGACATTCCTGTAACAATTCCTGTTCCTGTAAAACTTCTGTCTCCACTTGCATCACCCTCAGGTAATAAAATGAAAGATATTGAAGCACCAGCAATTAAACTTGTTTGTGGTGTATCTGTTTCATCAAAGTGCATTTCTAAAGTACCAGAGAATGATGTTCTACCAGCAACAAATGATTTAGTTGCATCTGATAAAGCTGTATCCTCTACTACATCTCCTGTTGTTTCAAGTGTAAAGCTAGTAAGTTCTCCTACTGCTGTTCCACCAGCTTTTACAACTCCTTCTTTTCCATGATGTGTTGCCATTTTTTATCCTTTTTACTTTTAGATTGTTGTTGTTTTTCTTGCTTATAGCCTAAACTTAAAAAATGTTCAAGATTAGATTCATTAATAGTTATCTCTGAATTATCTTTATATAATTTAATATCTTTAGCCATAAGTCCTTTTACATTTTATCTTCTTCTTCGTCAATATCTTCTTCATCTTCTTCAAAATCATCTTCAAAATCTTCTTCCCAATCTTGACTATTATCTTCTTGGTTTTCTTTTAATTCTGCTAGTAAATCTTTTACTTCTTCACAAAGCATAGACTCTTTATCATGTAATTTTTCTATCTGATCTATTTTCTTTTCTATTCTGTTTATAATTTTTGTTGTCATTTATTCTCCTATGGTGTTCCAGCTTGATACTCGTACATACATCTAATAGTCATTCTTATACCACCAACAGGAAACAAAGAACCCTCGTCAGTTTCTACTTGTACTACTTCTGTATCAAGTGCGTTGTTACTTCTTGTAATATCAGTTTCTAATGCAGTTTCAATAGCTGTTATTAATTGATTTCTTTTTGTATCAATATTAGCTTCTGCACCTTTAACAAATCCAAGTACAACAAAATCAATAGTACCATGTCTTGTTTTTGCACCACTTCCCAATTCAGAATCATCTCTGTTTTCTTCTGATGTTTGAACTATTACTGCTGGATATTGTTGCTCTGATAATTCATCTAATAAAAAAGGTTGTCTTGTTGCTTTTCTAATTGTTATTGGGCTAGATATAGCTGATATGGTTGATAATAAATTACTTGCTATGTTTTCTCTTACACTCATATTCTTGCTTTCCTAAATTCTTTTGCAACAAATCTGTTAAATTGTTTTCTTATTATATTAGCTGTTTTATCATTAAATCCAAAAAATTCACGCTTTGTTTTTCCTAATACTTGGTTAAATACAGCCCTTTGACGCATTTGAGAATTACTAAAATTTATACTGATTTTATTAGTCCCTGTTTTTCTTATTGTTTTTGTAGATGGTGTTAATGCACCTAACATTCTACCAGAATAAAATAAATCTACTTTTGTTGCTCTACCCTCTCTTTGTAATTTTTTTAAATAACCTTGAGAGTATGGTGCAAAAGGGATATTTCTAAAATCAATACCTTTTTGTGTTTTGGTTCTAATTATATCTAATAATTGAAAACCAGCTTGAAGTAATGCTTTAGAAAATATGCTTTTGAATTTTTTTTGTATTCTTGAATATCTTTTTTGTATTAGATTTGCATTAGTTTTAATCTTTAAATCTAAAGCCATTATCTAGTCAATCTTCTAAATCCGTGTAAAGGTTCTCTTTCGTTTGCAACAATAGTTCCTGATGAGTCAACATCATATTCAACACCATCTTCTAATATCATTCTCCACTCGATATTGTATTGACCCATATAATATTCTTGCATTCTTTCAAATCTATCTTTTTCTGTTTCTGGTCTAAATTTTGTTAATGCTGGTAAATAAAATCTTCCAAGAAATAAATATACTCCAGCTCTTTCAAACTGATCTAAATTAACTTTTGTATTAACCATTTCAGCAGTATTTAAAACTGTAATATCTGTAAATATATTTGTTTTATATACAGGCCACCACTCTACTCGTAACTGTCTTAAAATATCATTAGTGGTTTGTGCTAAAAAATTTGTTGTTTCTGTAGCAGTTGTAGATATACCAAAATCAAACGCATCAGGTTGATATTTCAAAACATCTGATGTGGTAATAACATTAGCACCTGTATAATTAGCCATAATTTATTTCCAAATTAAATAAGCAATTATTAAAACTAGAGGTATAGAATACATTGGATTATTCTTAGCTTTTACCCAAACCCATTTTGACCATTTTCTAGCTTTCATCATTATTATTTTATTCATCTTTTTTCTTTCTTGTTTTTCTTTTTTTTTTAAGAGGTATTACTTTTGATTCATTTTCAAAAGTTTGGTCAACTTCTTTAATATTTTCTTTTACACTATCTTGTTGTAGTTTAAAACCTCTAAAATCATACATACCTTTATTAGTTTCATAATCTAATTCAGTTCTTTTTATTGTTTTGTTACCTCTTTTAAGAGTAACCATTTTTTCATTTGATAATACTAATTTTACCATTGTATCTCCTTTGTTAGTTGCGAGGGCAGTTTCCCACCCTCACAAAGTATCCTATTATTGGATTGATGAATCGAAGTGTAATTCAACACCATAAGAGTCATGAATTTCGCCAACACCATATACTGATGTAGCAACAATTTCGTCTGCTCTTAAACTCGCATCTCTTTGAGTTTCAATTTTAACATCTTGCATCATTGCAATTGCTAGTGCATCTCTGTGGAAAGCACCACCTTTGTAATCTCCAGCATTTCCTGTGTTAGAAATATTTGAAGTTTCAAAGATTGGCATACCAGCTAATCTACCAACAAAACCTGATCTTAATGCTTCGTTTGCTAAATCATTTGCGTTTGCGTTTGCAAAAGTATTAGTTAAACCAGCTTTTAGATCGAAAGCGATTTTAGGGTGTAGCACAACTGCACAATCGTCAATGTTAAGAGCATTTTCTCTTAAAGTTGAAAGTGCGTTAAAAATAGATGCTGATGCAATTGCACCTGTTCCATCTCCTACTGCACTTGAAAAGCCATCAAACAATGCAGTTAAATCTGCGTCTTGTTTTCTTGCTAGTGCTTCTCCAAACAATTTACCAATATCTCCAGCCACATTTCTTGGTGCTGAGTTTCTTGCTAAGTCTGTTAGAGTAGTCATAACACCAACCTCAGATGCAGTAATAGTTACTGAACTTGGGTTGATTGCTGTGTTTGATAAATCAGTTGCTTCTGATACTGCCGCCGCACTTACTTGTGCATAAACAGGAACTTCAACTGCTTTACCACCACCTGTGATAGCATAGTTTTTAACTAAGTTTCTCATGATGGATTTTTCAGAAGCTACGAATTGTGCTTCTGCAACTATCTCTGTGTATAGTTCCGATAGCGTAGAACTTGTACTTTCGTTTGCCATTTTAATTACCTATTAAGTTTAATTATTTAATTTAATCTCAACAGCACCTGAATCTCGTTTCTTCCTATATTCTGCATAAGCCTTACGATCTTCTGGTTTTGTTAAGTCTAAGTCCTGTAGGTTAAAAGGTTTAACAGTTTGACCACCGATAGCACTCTGACTTCCTGAACCAGACAAAGACCCTTGACGGAAATGTGGGTTGCTATCTAAGAACTCCTTAACTCGATCTTCAATTGTAAGTAGTTCTCCTTTTGCGTTATATCGTACATTAGAATGATTATCAACTATTTCTATACGACCATCATCATTATACTTAACTTCATCTTTTAAAAGAGAAACAACTTGTTGTGCGTTAATAGATTTTTCTTTGTTAGCAATCGAAAGTATTGAATTATCTACTTTTTCTTTTTTGATTTGCTCTTTAACTTTAGCAAGTTCTTGTTCTTTTTCAGATAATCTTTCTTGCATAATCTTTTCAAGATCAGCTTTTGTTTTAGCTTCTTTAAGTTGTTCTTGTTTTAAGATTTCTTGTTTTTGTTTTTCTTCTTCTTGAAGTTTTTTCTCATACTTAGATTTCTCTGCTTCAAGTCTTGTTTTGATTATGTTGTCTAATTGTTCTTGTGTAAAAGTATTTTGTTTTGGTGTTTCTACTTTTACTTCTTCTTTTGGTGTTTCTGTTGCTTGTACTTCTGGTGCAACGTTTGTTTGTTCTTCGGACATTTGTTCTCCTATTGTTATATTATTAGTTCGCCTTGTTCGTCATACCAATCAGGATTGACGTAAGACCATTGATGACGACAATTGTAACCACCACGAACAACAAGAGGATTGCCAGATTTTTTGCCTGACCAACTTCTACTTGTCCAAAGTTTATTGACTTCATCAATTGTGAAAAGTCCATCTTTTCGTTTAGGTTTTATTACACCATTTATTATCTTTCTGCAAATATCTCTTGTGGTAGGAATTACATCTCCATAATATTTAACTAAAGTTAAACCAGCGTCCTGAGATTTGTTAAAGTTCAGGGTTGCATCAAAATCTCTTAGTGAATCGTTAAGTATTTGACCAGCATATCTTTTCATGTTTTCTCCAGCCCTATCTCTTGCAAACTTAGATTGTAGAGTTTGTATAGACTTATCAACTAGTGCTTGTTTTGATTTATCAAACTTATTATCATTTATATAATTAACTAATCTTTGTATTTCTGGGTCATCTGAACTAGCATAGATACCATTTATTGTTTGTCTTAGTTCTTTTTCTAATACTGCAAACTCACTACCAACTAATGTGTTTTGATAAACTTTTTCTGATAGTCGTCTTGTAAATGTATTAGATACATCTTTGAACTGAGTAAAATATTGTTGTTTTAGATTTTGTACTAATGCTAGATCGCCTTTAGTTAGTTCTTGAAACTCTACAGGAATATTACCAATTCTTTTAAATGCTTTTTCTATTCGTTTAGCTTGTTTATTAAAACCCTCTCTAACAACTGTATCTGACCATTTAAGATATTCTTTTTCTAAGATAGCTTTTATCTTTGGCCTTATTGCTATGGCTGATTGTAGTTCAATTAACTTACCATCTGTTAAAGGTAATCTTGAAGCAGTAGCAACTACTTCTCGTTCTATTCTGTCTAAAGTTTTAATTAATGATTTGTAATATTCTGCTTCTGCAAGTTCTATTTGCTTGATTCGATAAAGGGTTACGTCTTTTACAATATCTGCCATTTGTTCTAATTTTGTTCTATTTAGATTTTAAAAAAGTTAATAAATACGTTGTACATAAAAACTTATCTTTTGTACATGGATTTTCTTTAATGATTATTCAATTAGATTAAATTGATATTATAAATTAACAAAAAAAAAGAGGAGTAAAAATGAGTAAATCAAAAGAGTTATTAAAACATTTGTATGATGAGTTAGATTGGGTTTTAGATGATAAAATCAAATTTTTCAAAAAATCAAAAGATGAAGATGACGAAATACATTTGTCTTATTTAATATGGTTAAAATCAGAGGTTAAAGATTATTTAAAAATAAAAAAAACTAATAAAATTATAGAAGAAGCTAATAAATCTATAAAACACTAAAGAGGAAAATTAATTATGCCTGATTGGTAGTTTATAATAAATATAAGGCCATCTTTAAGGTGGCCTTTTTTATATCTGCTCTTGCTCTACTTCTTGATCTTCTTGTGCTGGTTCGTCTTGTGTAAATTGACCTACTTCTGATGCTTGGTCTATCTCATCAAATATATCATTTAGTTTTTCATCATCATCAACAACTGCTCTAGCAATTTCTTTATCAACTTCTTTAGCAAAAGTTGGAGAACCAATGTTTAATGCTTTAGCTTGTTGGAAGTAAACAAGATCACTTGCATAATCTCTGATGTTAAATGAATCAGGATAGTTTATTTCTCCATCAAATGTAGTATTTTGAAACATAGCATATAATCTAAATAGTTGTTCTTCTGCTATTTGTAAGTTGTCAGCTTTTTCAGATAGTCTAGCATTTAATAATTCAAATTCTGTTTGTAGTGCAACACCAGATGTAATCCCTGTCTTTTGAGTTCTTACTGCTCCTGTGTGTGCTATTCTATTTATAGAATCTACTTTGTTATTTATAGACTCCATAATAGCTGTTAAGTTCTGGCCAGATGGTTGTAACAAATAAGGTTTTAAATTTGGTTCCATTTCGTCTGGCATTTCAATTACTGCACCAGCACCAGCACTTGCATTTACACTTGGAGTTTTAACTAATGATGGGTGGTTAGTTAATCTTATAAGTTGTTCCATTTCAGAGTATTCGTTGTAGATAGCTTTTTGTAAATCAGCAATATCAGTTAAATCTGATTGGCCAATTCCTCTTTTGTGAGATTTAGAATTGTATAAAATAACTGCTGGTATTTTGCCAATCATATTAGGTACAGTATCTATTATTCTAGGTTCTTCTCTTTCTTCCATGTAGATAGTATCTATTCTGTCAGGATACCAAATTCTCATGTATGTGCCACCTTGTTTATCAACTTCTTCTCTTACTTTTAAATAGTTAAGTTCATACTTACCATTTACTTGTCTTTGAAAGTTCCAATCTAAAACATTCTCAGGAGTTACAATTGACAAGTATGGTCTAATATCTTGATCTAATTCTTCTGCTCTAGTGTTTGTAGTTACATTTGGTTTATCTAACATCATAAAACAATGACCATAAATAGACGCATAGTTTTGTGCTTGTTTAATTACTGAGTTTAAATTGTTACCCTCTAAATCAGCATCTTTTAAAAAGTTTTGTAATGATGGTTCGTCTTGCATAGAACCAAAATCTCTACTTGGTCTAACTCTAAAAAGGAATGATGAATAAATTTGAATTATATTTTTACAATGATTATCGCATGGAGTGTTAGCAAGTCTTTGATTAAACTCGTTATCTAATTCTAAGTTATATCTGTTTAAATATTGACCTACCATATAGTCAAAGCCACCATTATATGATCTAATATAATATTCCCAATTGTTAATTGTTTCAGAATAGTCTTTGTGGGTGTCTATTGCTTGATTTCTAGTGTATGCCATAAATTACTTCATTGTCCATCTTGTAGGAGAGTGAAATCTTGCCTGAGTAGTTAATGGTTTTAAGTAGTCGATCATATAACCAAGTGCGTCATTCATATGGTCGAATCCATCTTCCTTGTCAGGAATATTTGTATTCTCCTTGTATATTTGTCTTTGTAAACCTTTTATCAATGTTTTGCAAGAATGTGAAACAAAAATATGTCTTTCTCCTTTAGAATCTTTGAGTCTACTATTAACAGCATTGACTCGATCTCGTACTGCTGGGTGTTTATGTTTTACCTTAACTTTAAATCCAGCGTTTTGTAAAATAGATAAATCAGTTCTACCACCAGCAGATGTTTTACGTTGTTTAGATGCTGGGTCAGGATATATAAAGATTTGCATTTTAGAACCATATCTATCTCTTATTTCTTGCACCATTTCATCTGTATTAGAACCATAAATAATTATCTCATCTACAAAATAAACTTTATCTTTTTCTATTTGGCCAACACAAGCTGACATTGGGTCAACGTTAAAGTCCATTCCTATATGTAAAGGTTTTTCCCAATCTATTTGACGTTTAACAACATTATCTACAGGGTGGAAGTTATAATAAACACTACCAGCATAATTTTCGAATGTACCCTCAAACTCCTGTCTAAAAGTTCTAATATCAATATCTTGTTTAGCTTGTTCTATTTCTTCTGGTGTAACCATACCACCTTGAATAGTTGTATATTGGAAGCTATCCCATTCTTCATCTTGTTTACCTTTTAAATAAAGTTCATAAGACCAATTACCATACCCTTTAGGAGTACCACAAAATAATACATGACCTAATCTGTCAGATATACTTGCTCTTAATACCTCATACCAAGTTCGCTTATCTATATCTGCAAATTCATCTAATATTAAAAAGTCTAATCCTGTACCTCTAAGACTATCATAATTATCAGCACCCTTTAATGATATTTGACTATTTGTTTTTCTAATAGTTATTGTCATTGTAGTTTCGTTAATATCCTCAATCCAATTAAATTGATTAAGCATTTCTTTTAAAGTTCCCCATACAATCTCTTTGGCCATTTTAAATGTAGGTGCTACATACCAAATCTTTCTATTTGGCTGACAAGCATATTTCATCATTTCAGTTACAGCTAGATAAGTCTTACCAAATCTACGACCTGATATAAGAACTCTAAATCTTGCTTTACTTGTTGAAACTTTATGTTGGTGTTTCGTTAGTGTTATTTTCATTACAGAAGTAAGAGATATACAGTTTTTCTTGATTAAATTTTTGCTCAAATTCAGTAGTAACTTTTATCGTAACAGATGCACCAGCCCTTACGCAATCTGACCAAGTATTAAAATTAATAGGGTGTATTGATGGTGTATTACAGAACCCTGTTATTGCAGAGCATAGTGTATAAGCTAAAACAAATTTCATTACTCAACTATTAGCTTTTTTATAGATAAACTTCCATCTATATTTTTTTCAAGTTCAGCCATAGACCTTATACATTGATATTTTATATTTGATTTAGCTGATCGTTTGGCTATACGAGAACCTTTAAGACACTCAGACATTGATGTTTGTATTCGTGCTTCTTTTATCTCTCCATTTATAATCATAAGTAAAGCTACTACTAATTCTGTCATAACTGAGTCCTAAAACAAAACAGTTCAAATATATCTATTGAAAACAAATATCCTAGATAAAAAGAACCTATTAATAAAATTGATAAAAATATAGCAATTAAAATTTTATCCATCATATTTAATATGCCTTACCATTTGCAAATTCTCTTTGTTTATCTTTTAATTTTTCAACATCTCTTTGTAATTTTTCAACTTGGTCTTTGAGAAACTGTATATTAACTTTATTAGTCATGTTTTGCTCTTGGGTAGTTTCTAATTTTTCTACAGTTTTGTATAAGTCCTCTATCAACATAAACTGTTCTTGGTCTATTGGTTTTTGTGTACTAGCCTCAAGTAAATCTTGTTCAAATAATTGGTTCTTAGTTTCTAAATTATTAACTCTTTCTATTACACCAAAATAAGCCCAAACACCTACTGCAACTGTACCTATAATTGCAATAAGATTTCTTAATGGTAACGCAACAGATGTATTCTCAGATATTTTCATAATGGTTTTACACACAATGCTAAAAACACAAAACCTAAAATTAACATACCTGTAAAATAATAGTTCATAATCCTACCCATATTATTTAGCAACCTTGCCTTTGTTAATACCCTTTTTAATTACATAATCTCTAGTACCATAAGCACCATGCTCTACTTCTTTTTTTAAATTGATAAACAGTTGCATCTCTTTCCATTTTTTTTGACTATCCTTAGAAAATTTATCTAAAATTTTAGTATCTCTCATATTATTCCTTTGGATAGTTCATTCTGTTATCAGGAGAATCTACATTGATATTTTTTTTCTTATTAGTCTTAACTAACATATTATATAGACCCTCAAAAAAGTTATCAATTACTTCACAACATCTTATAAAAAATCTATCAATCATATCTTAAAACCTTTTTTCCATGATTGAATTGCCCAATAGGCTGGAGATAAATTCTTTTGACCTTTTACTTTAGCAAGTATTGGTCTAAATCTTGCAAAAAAACTGCGTTGTCGAGCTGGTATATTTTTCTTGATAGTCATTGTTTTGCTACCAAAATTAACTTTCTTAACTCTGCCTGTGCTTTTATCTCTTACAAATACTTTAAACTTCTTAACATCTCCACGCATGGGTTTGTTAAGTTTTACAGTTTTATTTTTATATTTAGCCATAAGGCATAAATATCACAAAATTATCTCTTAAAATACCTTTTTCTCCAATCGTGACAAACGTAAGTATCCTTAACACCTTTAGCTCCCCACCTACCACAGAATGACCACTTGTTACTGTATAGTCCACAATCTCCACAGCTATTGCCATGAAGTGCTTTTGTAAATGATTGAGGTAGAGAAAAATCTATTACCTCTCCATTTGGATAAAAGTTTGATCTTTTTTCACTCACGATTTTATTAAAGTATTTAGTGCTTTTACAATTTCTAATGCTTTATTTAATTTTCTAAGTGCAATATCTCTTTGTATCTTAGCTTGATCGCACTCTAATCTAGCTTGATCTCTCTGTTGTCTTAATTTTAAAAATGTATTTTCTCCGATTATATTACTTTCCTTGTCCACGATATTTTGCCTTTCTTTGTCTACGTTTGTTTTTATTCATTGTACTTGTAATTGGTCGTCTGCCAATAGAAGTACCTTTTTCTGTT